CGTTGTGCTCTTGTGAATAGTCATAGATTGCCTTGGCTGCCTTGAGATTGGTTGCTGGGTCGAATAGTTCTTCGCATCCAACAGTAGCCAGTATGCCCATGGTCTGCAAGTATCCCTTCGGGTACCACCTGGTCGGTAGGCACCACGATCTGTCGTTTATCTGGGTCAGCCCAATGTCGGTAGACCCATCTTTGTTCCGGGTTGTGTTGTGCTGGGTCGGGTCACACCTGGACTCACGCCACATGAGGTAGTCCAGAGTCAGCATGCTGTCGGCATGCCAGCCCACCTGGGTGGCCAACCCCCACCACATACCACACCGAGAAGTGGGCGGAATACTGTCGTTGGCAGTATGGGTGGGGGCTGGCTCGATTGAGGTGGTCGTGGTGATTACCACAACCGAGGTCGTAGGTGATGGTACTGGGGCAGAGGCTGAGTCTGCATCGGTGATGCCAATGGCAAACAGCACTACTGAAACCGCCCCGAGAACCCTTGGTATGAAATCCATGGTTGCTCCTAACTAGAAGATTGGGTTTTGCCCCGACCGGTGGGAAACCAGTAACCGACCGGTCGGGGCTCGGCAAGCCCCCAAGGAGGAAGGGGACCCGTTATCTTGCCTACTCTTTATCTGCAGTCAACAGAGATACTATCTCACTGAAGTCGTCCAAGTCCATCAGAACGATTCCTTTGCTGGTTCCATCTGGCATGGCCACCATGATGAACGGTCGAATGTCGCCCAGCGCCTTCGCCGCGTAAGACTGGGCTTTAGCGGCTTGGAAACGGGTAGCAATCGGACCGACCTGCGCGCCGCTTTTGACCTCGCAAAGAAACAGACCGCCCCAGTTCTCCTCGTGACGGGTAAGATGACCGCCCAGCCCCAACTTCTTACGGGCACGACGAGCCTTCGAGTCTCCCTTTGTTCGATTTCTTCTACCGCGAGCGGCAGGATCGGCACACCCTCTAACTCTGCGTACGCCACGTCTGTCGGCTCTTCCCAGAGTGCCAAACATAGGACACGGTTCATTGGTGCACTTGTCGATGTTGCCTTGGCAATACCCTTTGCGTTCACGTTCAGGACTCACGGTTGGCGCGTGCTTCGAGGGTCTTGATTGCTGCATCTGCTTCTCCCTTTGTCAACATGTCCAACTTGCTGATTGGACGGTTGATGATATCGGATACTGCGTCTGTCTGCTTGGGTCGCTCACCAATGCCGTTGGCCAACAGCATCGCACGCAACTTGCCAATCTGCGAACTGGTTGCCGGGGCGCTTGGGTCCTTGACCTTTGGCGTCTCTTCGGTAGCCGTAGGGAAAGCCTTCTGTACGTTCTCAACGAACGACTCTGCCTTGGTTGGTTCTGCTGGCTTGGCCTGCATCTTCTTGAACGCGTCACGCAACTTGGGCATGTCCCAGTCGTTCAGGTTGTTGAGGTCAACCTGTGCTTCCCGGGCTACATCCTGTGCATCCAGTCCTGCCTTGGCACATGCTGCACGGAACTTGCTGACGGTGTCGGCGTCGTTGCGTGGGGCTTCGGTCATGCGCTGTACTTTCTCCATCTCCTGACGGCTGGGCCGTGGCTGGGTCTTGGATGCATAGCGCCAATTGGCCAAGGCCCTCCCGATTGAACTGGTCTCTGCATTTTCTACGTGAGACGTACGGTTCACTGGGCTGGCGTCACGCACCTCTTCTGCAAAGCCGGTGGCTACTGGGCGTGGGTCTGCAATGTCCTTGTAGACCTCTGCCTTGAAGACCACACGGTTGTCGTCGTAGTGGTGGATGGATGTGAACACTTGACCGTTCGGGTACTCCTCCCAAAACTTGGCGAGTCGTGCCTCCACTGTCTCGTAGTTGTCCAGGTTGAATCTCATTGCCTATCTCCCTTGTTTGTCTTGAATTGCCTGTATGTGGTTTGTTTCTTGTATTTCTGGTATAGAGCCGGGTGGTCCTTCTCGAACTTCTTTTGGTCAAAGGACGTACGTGACACGTTCTTCCATGTAGCAACAACTGTTCCGTCAACCGTGGCGTATGACTTGTCGCCCATCTCTTGACACACTGCTGCCTGAAGGGCAGAGGCGTGTTCTTCCAGTTCGCTAATCATGGCCTTGGTCTTGGTCAGTTGTGCAATCAACGATGCGGTATCAGAGGACAACTCAACACTGCCGTCTGTTGCGTGCGGGTTGAGGCTTGATACGTTCTCGTAACTGGGGATGACATCATCGGGGAACATGCCCATGTCCACAAAGGACAGGAACTTGCGACATGCTTCGATGTGCACCTGCTTCTCATCGGACGTAACTGTCTGGGTGTGGAACTTCAGATCAAGGTCTGAGTCAAAGATGCACCAAACAATCTTGTCGGCACCGGAACAGATGGCCTGATGGACACCCTGCCAGTACCACATGTCCGGCAGTTTGCCAGTCCAGCGCTTTCGACTGGTCTTGATTTCGTGGATGGTGCCGTCCTCAGAGACTGCGTCAATGGTGGCAATGAGCCTGACGCCGTCCTCCTCGTACACGTACATCTCTTGTGGCTCGCTCAGTTCACAGCCCAGCATCTCTGCCGACCAGTCACGGATTGGACCTTCAAGGGTCGTGCCACGCTTCATCGCTGAGTTCTGCTCTTTGGGTTGCGGCGGCTCGGCGGCGATTAGTTCGGCAGCGAGGTCCGCTGCCGTGACGTATGGATGACTGCCGTGAATCGCAGCCGCGACGCTCGCTGAGAGTCGAGCGAGACCTTCTTCATCTTTCCATCGCACCGCCAGCCATTCGGCTGAACCGTGCGTGGGCTTGCTGATTTTCCTGATTTTCATTGAGCCTCCTTCGCTCGTTGATGACATCCTACGGTGTCCAGACTCCGTTTGCAACCCATCGCGGTTCGTCGAGCACGACAATTTTTTGCACCATGCCCGTCGGGATGTGCGTGACCATTCCAACCGTGTCCATCTCGGGCTCTTCCTCCGGGCACCAGGAACAAGTTACCGACACGTAACCGTCAAGCAAGTCGGGCCACAGCCAACCAACACTGATTACGTGTTGTGGTTTGGGCTCGTATGTTTTGGTCCCAATCCAGCCATTGGCTGAATCGAACGCGTCAATCCAGTGGATTGCCACCAGGGACCATTGGCACTTACTCAAGCCAGCAGACATACTCGCAGGTTACCCTGCCCTTGTCTGGGTCAACAAACATAAGCCTTTGGCTTGGTTTGCCGACAGCAGCCACGAAACTCTTGGCGTACTGGTTGTCCGACTCGGGGCTTCCCGTTACCCAGATGCGCCCGCCATTGGCCATGGTCAGGTTGATTGGGGTATGGAAGTGGCCCATGATTGCGTCATCGAAGTCCATGAAGGTTGCCCATGCGTTGCACTTGCGCAAGATGGAGTACGCCGGGGTCTGACCACCGAAGGACGGAATCTCATCACCGTGCACCACAAGCATCTTGTAGTTGCCGATGGTGGCAATCTGATACCAGTCCGCTGACTGTTGCCATGTCACGTTCTTCAGGTGCGAGCAACGCTCAGATGCGATCTGATACGCCATGCGGTCCACGTTGTCCGAACCCGGCATGTCGCCCTTGCGTCCGATGCGCCCGTGGTTGCCGTACTCACACACAACATGCACGCTCTTGAAATAACCCGAGAGTCGATGCACGGTGGATTCAATGATGTTGGCAACGGTGAACATCTGTTCAAACAGATGCGCTTCAACCTCGTACTGTTGTCCGGGGAATACCGTAAGGCCCTCGACCATGTCTCCACCCAGAATGAGCACGCACTCCGTTACCGGATGGTGGGCACGCTGAATGTCGGTAAGGCTCATGACCTTGTCCACCATCTGGTCAATGCGCTTGCGCAACACCTCCAGGTTGTAGGACACGGATACCTTGCCAGCCTGCCAGTCAGTCAGGTGCACTACTGCAACTTCTGGCTTGCCCCGTCTGATGCGCTTTGGCGCTGGCTTTACTTTGACACGGGGTTGCACCAATGCTGCTGCACGTGCCCCCTGGTACACAGCCTCAACCAAATCTTCGGTCTTCTTCTTGGCTCTTGCTGCTGCACGTTGAGCGGTTTCCAACGCACGCTTCAGGTCGGCTATCTCCTGTTCGGCCCTTGCTTCGTCACTTATTGTCATTGGTGATGTC